CCACGCGACGAGTTGTTGCCAGCGGTCGGCGATGCCGTCCACCAGGCCGCCGATCCAGTTGCTCCCAATCGCGTAGAGATCGACCCCGAACAGGTAGTCGATCAGGGCGCTCACGCCCTTGGCGACCCAGACGGCCGGGTTGAAAAGCTCCAACAGGTGCAGGATGCCGTTGAGGAACCCGTCCTGGAACGCGCCGACGATGCCTTGCCACGTCGCCGTCAGCCACGCCGTCACCTGGTCCCAGTTGTTGACCAGCAACCACGCCGCCGCCGCGACCGCGACGATGGCGCCGATGATCCAGACGATCGGGTTCGCAAAAAGCGCGGCGTTGAAGGCCCACACCGCCGCCATCGCGGCGCGGAAGGCGGGGACCACAAAAGCAACAAACCGGCTCCCGAAAACTCCTGCATACGCGAGTGCCACCCGAAAGCCGCTTACCATCCCCGTAAGCGCAGGTGATATTTTACCGATAGCCCACAAAGCATGCCCGCCAACGGTCATGAATGCGCCGCCGAGGGTGATGAGCGGTCCTATGACCAGGAGCGAGGCCGCGCTGATCGCCGCGAGCACCATGCCAATGCGCACCAGCATGGGGTGGGCTTCGGCAAAGGCGACGAAGCCCTGGACCATGTCGGCGAAGACCGGAATCGCCTGCTGGAGAACCGGGATCAGTTCCTGCCCGAAGGCAATCTTGAGCGCGTCGAGTTGGTTGTTGAGTTGTTGAAGCTGGACTTGGGTGGTCCCGGCCTTGTTCTGGAACTCGGCCAACATGCTCCCCGAGGCGTCCTCGCCCATGAGCCGGAAGGCCGTGCGCAGATTCTCCATGTTGGCAAGCAAGGGTGCGATGGCGCCCTTGCTTTCCTCGCCGAACAGCAGGGACACCAGCGAGCCGCGTTTTTCCGCCGGTTGCGCCGAAAGGGCCTGGAAGACGCGCGTGATCGCGCCCTGGGCGTCCTCTTGCATGGCCGCTGCCATCTGTTGCGCATTCAGACCGAGCGCCTGGAAGGCCTCTTTCTGGCGGCCGGTCGCGGCCTCGCCGGCCGTAAGCGAGCCCGTCAGGTTCTTGAGCGCCGTGGCGACGATCTCCGGCGACTGCCCGGACGACAGCAAGGCGGCCGACAGCGCCGCCGTCTCCTGGGCCTGCAACCCGGCGGTCTGTGCCGCCGCGCCCTGGCGCGTGATGACGTTGGAGATCGCCGACGCCTGGGCGTTCATGCTGTTGGAAAGGTGGTTGGTCATGTTGGCGAGCCGGACCACCTCGTCCTGGCTCAAGCCCATGCCCGCGCGCCAGGCGGCCATGCTTTGACCCGCTTGCCCCGCCGCCATGTCGAAGGCCGTGCCCATGACGGCCGCGTCCTCGGCGAAGGCGAGCAGTTGATCCTGAGCGATGCCGGATTGCCCGGCCGCCTCGACAATGGCTTGCAGCCCGCCGACGGCGACCGGCAACTCGGCCGAAAGCGCCAGGATATCCTGCTGCATGGTTTGGAATGCGGCGGGCGTCGGGAAATCCACGACCTTGCGGATGTCCGCCATCTGCGACTCGAACTGGATGGCGGGGGTCATGGCCCGTTCAAGGCCGGTCTTCATGGCGATGCCGGCGCCCGTGGTCATGGCGCCGGCCATCTGCATTTGCGTGCCCATCTCGGCCATGGTTTGGCCTTGCTGGACGGCCGCCTCGTTCATCCCCTGCACCGAGTCCATGGCCTCGCGCATAGGCTGGGTGAACTGGTCCAGCAGGGTCAGGACCACGGCGATGTTGAGATCGTCGCCCATTCGTGGTTAGCTTTCGCCTATGGGAACACTCGTCACACTTGCCATCATCCTGGCGGTCTGTGCCGGCCTCGGCGCGTTAGCGGGGCTTGCGTGGGCGTTTATCAAAGGCGTTCCAATCCTAACTGGCGCCATTCGCCAAGGATGGTCCGAAGGCGGGGAACGCGCCGAGCAGATCCGGCAACGCGAGCGTGAGCGCCAAGCCCAAGGGTAACCTCACTCTTTGCGCCCACTTTCCCGCTCGGCGTCCATCGCCTTGCGCACGGCCTTTTGATGGGCCTGGACGGCGTCGGCGATGTCGGCCAGTTCACCCAGCGGCATCCGCTCCAGGCTCAGGATGTCGAGGCCGGTTGGCTCGACGAGCCCAACAAGGTCTTGGCGAGCGACGACGCAGACTTTCCCCCAGACAACGCCACCGGCATAACGGCGTAGACGTCCGCCAGCGGCCAATCCTGGATTTCTTCATAGGTGACGGGCGCGCCGTCCACGGTTGTGCACTGCGCGATGATGGCGAACTGCTGGGCCATCATGTTCGTGGCGTCGCCCATCCCGACCACACGCCCGGCCGCGATGCTGTCCCGCCCGAGCGCGGGCCGGACGCGGGCGGTCTTGCCCGACACCGGCAAGGTCACCTCGGTGCGATTGTCGGTGGTGGCGGGTGTTTCGGATTGTATCTTCGCGTTATCGGATGCCATTCTCTAACGGTTCCCTTTGGGTGGTTGGATAGCGTTAACGGGAGTCTGATCGACGCTTACTGCCCGCCGAGGTTTTGACGGTAGGTGGCCAGGACATCCTCGCCGCCGACGCGCCAGACGTTGTTGTAGACGTCCACTTCGTAGAGCGGCTCGCCGCCCAGCATGACCTTGAGGTAGGACAGCGTGAGCTTGTCGTCGTAGCCGTCGGCGGCCTCGCGGGCTTTCAGGGTTCCCAGGCCGGTTTCCTTCCACCAGCCGGTCATCTGCACCACGAAGGGCCGTTCCTCGGTTCGCCCTTCCGGTGTGTAGACCTCGTGGTTGCCCCGCGCCTGGAGCTTGTTGGTCGTGAAGGGATTGCCCGCCGCCTTGAGGTGGTCGGCGTAGAAGCCGGACCACTTGATTTCCAGTTCCATCTCCTGGAGCCCGGCCGGGAGAGACAGGCTGCCGACCATGCCCAGGCCGGAATGCTCGTGCGTCGCCGGCTGGATCTTCGGGAGCGTGATTTCGCTGGCCCGGCCGATCAGTTCCTTGGTCCCGTCCAGGTAGACGTTGCCGTTGAACAGCTTGTTGACTTCGATCGCCATTGTTCGCGGCCCTTATGCGAAGAGGTTGGACAGCAGGTTGATGTCCACGACCTGCTCGAAGGTGATGCGCTCCATGGGCGGGGGCGGCACGGCCGTGACCGTGAAGACCACATGCCCGCTGGCGAGCTGCGCCGGGGGATTGCGCGCCTCCAGGAATTCGACGGTGCTGCCGGGGATCAGCGCGCCCCGGTTTTCCTGGATGTTCAGGAACTCCTGGACCGACTGGAGCACGGCATCGATGCGCGCCCGCGTGACCGGGCCGTCCAGGAACTGGAGCATGGACATCTCGATGCTTTCGGCGATGACGTCGAGCGTGCGCTGGGTCTGGATGAACTGCCGCTGGGCGGTACTCGACGGCCAGGCCGAGGACCGGTTGCCCCAGGTGCGTAAGCCGCTGCCGAAGCTGTTGAACAGGGTGATAATGCCCGCTTCGTTCAACAGGTTGACGTCGCTCGTGGGATCGTTGATGCGCGCGGAAAGCTGCCGCTCGGCGCCGACGATGCCCAGGATGGGCTTGTTCGAGGGCGAGACGTGATAGCCCTCTTCCATGTCCGTGCGCGCGATGACGCCGGCGAGACGCTGGCTGAAGGGCTCCAGGCGCTCGCTCTCGGTGACGCGATCGTAGACCTTGAGGTGCGGATAGCAGAGCGCGACCCGGTTATCCGAGACGTTGAAGTTGATGTCCCCTTCGGGACCGCGTCCTTCGAGCGCCGCGTCGCGCTTGGTGCCGATGGGCGCGTCGATCAGGGCGATGGCCCGGCACTTGTCCTTCTGGGCGAGAGCCTGCATCTCGACCGCCACCGACGCCTGGGTGGAATAGACCGGCGCGATCAGGAGCTTGGGGAAGAACCCGAAGCGTTGGAAGCTGTCCAGCCAGGTCTGCATCCCGGTGCGGTCGCCGCCGGTATCCACGCCGCCGATGATGTCGGAGGCCTCGACCATGCTGGGATCGGCGTGGTCGTAGCTGGCCTTGAGATCCGCACCGCTCGGGATCTGGCCGCTCGTAACCCGGGTAATCGTGCCGGTCGCCTGGTCGAGCGTGTAGTCCGTGCCCTCGGCATAGGTGGTCGTGCCGTCGCTGCTGGTCAGCGTCAGCGTGATGACGTCCGGATTGGCGGTGACGGCGGTGCCGTCGCTCGACAGGGTCAGGGCTTCGTCGGCGACGGTTTGCTTGTGGACGCTCGGGTCGAAGACATTCACCACCACGACGGTTCCGGCGCCCTGATCGAAAATTGCATCGAGCGCCTGCGGGATGGTGAAGTCCGGCCGCTGCGGTCCGGCCAGTTTACCTGCGTCCTGTTCGTTCAGGACGAGGTAGGGATCGTTGACGTGCCGGTTTCCGGCATCGAGCAAATGGATCGGCGCCGTGCCGACCAGCCCGATCACCGCCGTCTTGACCTGACGGATCGGGCGCAGGCCCTGCGGCACCTCGATGGTTTCGACGCCGTGGAGAAACGCGGGTCCGGCCATGGTTCAGGCCCCCTCGGTTGTGGTGGTGGTCGCGGCGGTGCGGGTCTTCTTCCGCTTGGTCGCCGACGCGGTGGCGTGCAGATGACCGCGCGCGACAGCGCCCTGGACCCAGGGATGGCCGCTCGGCAGGGTGACGGTGCGGCCGGGGAACAACGCGATCTCCCGGTCCCGGCCGTCCTGACGCAGGGTCACGCCCGAGGGCGGCCCGCTGTAGGTGTAGGTCGTCTCGCTCATGTTTCCTCTCTCGGCATTTCCCCAAGGACCTTCCGGTCCCGGTCTTCAAAGGTTGCCGTCATGCTCTCGGCGAGCGGCGGGTCCGGCTGGATCGACGGGACGTAGGGCAGCGTCATCGTGACCACGAGTTCGTAGCGCGAAAGCCGTTGCCTCCCTTCGGTCGCCACCCGGCGAGACCGTCGCGCGTGGCCTCCAGGAGCGGATAGATGCCGGTGTGGTCGCGCAGGCTGGCCGCCACGATGGAAAGGGCAAACTCGATCTCCCGATCCTGGTGGCCAACGCCGATGTCCTTGGGCTTGCCGTAGCTCGACCCGTTCCAACGGACGAGCACCAGCCCCTTGCGCGCCCCGCGTCCGAAATCGTAGCCGTCCGGGTTGTCGGGATAAGGTTCGACTCGCTGGTCGGGCAGCCAGGCCCGAAGCCAATCGACAAGCTGTTGCTCCAGCTCTTGGATCACCGCCCGCCTCCGATCAGATCCCGGAAGGTCCGCAACTCGGCCGAGCCGCCGATGGGCGTGCCGCCGGCGGCCAAGCCGACCCGGCCGACGGCCGTCGCGCCCTGGTCTTGGGCTTCGCCGACATCGAGGACGAAGCGCCCGGCCTGGATGTCCTTGAGGCGTGCGATGGCCCGGTCGCGGCGCTCCTTCACGTCGTCGGACATGGTGGACTGATTGATGCCGCCGCTACGGGACCGCAGCTCATAGCGGGCCAGATCCGCCGTGAGCCCCAGGAGGTCGCCCGGCACCGTGGCGAGCGGCAGGGTGTAGCGCCCGCGCAGGTAGCCATCGACGATGGCCTCGGCGTCCGCGACGGCCGCCTCGACCACGCTGTCGTCATAAGCGTCCGGGGCGTCCGGCAGCGGCGCCAGGTCGAGCAATTCCTCCCGGCCGTAGCGCGTCGCCAGATCCGCCGGTGCCACGTAGCGGCCCATGGTTAGCCCTCCGCCTTCGGAGTGCGGCCCGCCTTGCCCTTGTTGCCGCTGGCGGCCTTGGACCCGCTTACCGTCTCGGCCGGTTCCGGGTCCGCGATGCGGCTGATGCTTTCGGCCGGAAGCACCGCCGCGTTGTCTTCCGACAGTTCGACCGTGCTGCCGGGCGGATGCGCCCGGCCGCCGGCATAGACGGTGCAATTGGCGCGATAGCGGGGCATCACACGGCTCCCTGGATAAGGATACCGGCGTCCGGGCCGACCAGTTCGGGCGATAGCTCGTCGAGCACCGGGTACTTCCAGGAGCGCGTGTCCTTGTCGAAGTACGGCTGCTCGACCACGGGATGGTTCTGGAGCCGGTAGGTCCAGCCGAAGGACGGCACCCGCGCCCGGCGTTGCTGGGCGACGTAGGCCAGCAGCACGTCGGTGCCCCAGACGTCGTGCATCTGACCCTGGTCGTCGGCGTAGACGGCGTCGCCGACGAGGATGTTGGCGATGCCGAAATAGGTCTGGAGCATCCCGACGGTGATATTGTCGGGCGTGGTGTGCTTGAAGTGCTCGCGGATCTTCGGGTGACGGCGGAGCTTGGCCAGGACCTGCGCGGGGACCTCCAGCGTGTTCGGTCGCAGCCCGATGGTCTGGCGGATCGTCTCCATGCCGTCGAGGACGACCGTGAGCGGATCGCTTCCGTCGTCGTTCCACTTATCGGCCCCGGAAAGGGCGACGATATGGTTCGCGCTATACTTTGCCGGATTGCGCACCAGCTCGGCGGTCTCGATTTCGACTTCCAGGCTGATGATCTGCTGGACGTCCGCCACGGCTTCGCTGCCCAGATCGATACCGGGCTGACGTTGAGCATCCTCCTGGTGCTCGATGGGCACCTTGCCAGACAGCGCGTGTTGGTGAAGCTGTGCCGGTTGGCCCTCGTAACCGAACATCACATCAGGCACCCGGCCGCCGGGCGCGCGGCGGGTGTTGTAGCGGCGGAAACTCTCTTTACCGAACTCCAGCCGTTTGAAACCCCGAACCGGCACGGTGACCACGGGCATCAAGGCCGAGGCGATATGCTCGGGATGCACGTAGCCGCGCGCGGTCTGGGTCAGGACCGGGTCGACGACCCGGCGGGCTTGTGTCGTGGGCGCCATCGCTGGCCTCTTTAGTTGGGGATGAGGAAGACCTGGACGACGCGGCCATCGCCGGCGGCGGGCGTGAGCGCCCGCGCGACCGTCTGCCCCGTGTCCTGCGGGATGAGCTTGCCGTCGGCGCCGACCTCCAGGGACTGGCCGACGCCGATCGCGGCCCCGGCGGTCGCCGGAACGCTGCCGAGCGTCTCGACGGTCAGGGCCTCGCCCGGTTCGGCCCGCGTCATGGC